TAAAACCAACATCTACATCAAATTCTTTTAACCCTGTTAAATTAAACTTTGTTGCGGGTTGGAATGGGCAAGGGGTGGGAGTACCAACAATCATGGACTCTCCATTATCAACTGAAGTTGTAATGAACCAAAACACTGGAAAATTAGTGACTACAAAAGTTGATATCAATTCTAACTTATTATCGTTATCCAATATTAAAGTTTCATTTAAAGAGGTAGGAACAAACACAAGTCAATTATTTAATGTCTTATCTAATGGAAATGTGGACATTAACCAAACTCTATTAAAAGAAAACACAAATTACGAGGTTGTAGTAATGCACAATACGGATAAGTTGAATGACATATATAATGGTGCTATTACAATATCAGATTTTACAACCGCACAATCAGAATTCACCTCAATGGGATTGGACGGTAGTAATGGTCAAATTCTTAAAACAGGTCAATCATTATACAGTGCAGATATTAATAGAAATAAGACAATAGATGGTGGGGACTTACCAAGATTATTAGCTCAAGTTGTTGGACTTGATACATTATTTACGGTGCCACAAGGATATACCGCAGGTAGTGGTGGATTTATGTCATTACCTACTTGGAAAGCGAATGATGCAATGACTATTGCTGGACAAGTTGAGTGGTGTGTTCTTGATATTAATGGATACAGTCAAAATGTTTCAAAAGTTAGTATTGATTTAAGAGAGTTTGTTGGAACTAATGTATTACCTGAAAACATTAAAAGTTTACAATTATTTGATTTATATTCAGGTCCCGTAGAATTTGTTAGTAAAGACGGCACGTGGGCATACTATAGGGTACCATCAGGGTTTTCAACAATTAGTAGTACAACATTTACACCTTATGTAAGAAATATGGGTAACAATGGTTACGGTATTAGGTCAGAATTTGAATTTAACACTTCTCCTTCCAATTCATGGGGGTCAATTACTACAACAAATTGGAAAGATATCACATTCCCAACAACAACAATTAAAACTGGAGTTTTAGGTTCAAATATTATATTGGATTTAAAATATCTTTTATGGGGGGATGTTAATCGTTCACACTCGTCACAAGTTGTGACCAGTTCAAATGGTATTAGTTCGGTTCAAACAAATGCGGTTAATAGTTTATCTACAAACACCGCATTTAAGGTTATGTCAACACAGAATTCATTTATTAATACGCCAAATAACATTGGTTCAATAGATGTTAACTTATCTAATATAACCGTTACTTCAAACACAGTTGAAATTCCAATTTCAGTGTCGACAAACGGAGCTAACGTAGGTGGGATACAATTTGAGTTCCATTACGACCCAACTAAAATCAAGTTTGACGAATTATTACCAAGTGTACCGAATACTTGGTACGTATTTGCTAATTCGGTTAATGGTAAAGTTAAATTCGGCGCTTTAGACCAAAATAAAACAAAACCAATTAACGGAACATCGATACCGTTTAAATTAAAATTTTCAACAATCGGTAGTGGAGCAAATATTTTAACATCAGTTAGAGTTTCAACCACAATGGACGCAAGTAGTTCAAACGGAACTCAATTAGGTATTATTTTAAATACCTCACAAATAAAACTAACAGGATATAAAAATTTCTAAAATGAGAAAAACAACAATAGTCTTAGGAACTTTATTACTCCTAATTGGAGGGTGTTCAAAACCTGATTTTGAGATGGAAGCACCAATCAATTTAGGTGTTCAATCAACATTAACCGCTATTAAATCAGTTAACCAAAAAGACAACATTGTTACAGTTGTTTTTGAAACAACAGTTGGTTCAAAATATTCAGTACAAATTACACCATTTGGTAGTGAAACACCCATAAAAAAAGAAGGGTTTACTGCAACAGAAAACACAACTCAAAAAGTGTATAACTTGTCTGAATTACCTAAAAAGGATTACGACTTAACCTTTATAGACATTTCGGGTAATGAAGTGAAATACCCAATAGTCGTTAAATAAATAAACTAAATTAAAACTTAAAAAAAATGAGTGAGGAAACACAAGACCATAATGACGGAACATGGTCAGGTCTAAAAAAGACAATCATTGGATTGGTTACAACTGTAGTCCTAGGGGCTGGAGGTGTGGTTACAAATAAACTAATTGGTGGAGATGAAGAGGCGGCACCTGTACAACAAGCGGCTCCTGTTATCAACATCAATAACACACAATCTCAGCAACAATCTGCTGGTGGTAAAACTGTAATCATTAAAGAAAAATCAAGTGCGCCTACAACACAATCGGCACCTGCACCTAAACCCAATAAAAAAGAAGGAGACGAATTCAAAGAAGAAGCTCCAAAATGGTAATAAACTAAAACAAAAATTGAGGAAAAATGAAAAAAATTAATTTAAGACAAATAGGTGAGAAATTTTTTCTTGCTTACTTGTACTTTGTAATGACTTGGATAGTCTTTGCATTAGGGTTTCAGAGTTACTTTATGTACCTACACTTTAGTGGGCAAGATGAAGTGATAGGTAAAATTTCAAATGAGATTACTTTGAAAATAGACGGAAGATTTAAAAACAATCCTGATAACATTTGGTATGAATTAGATAAGAAATAATGATTAAAAAATTCTATCAGGAGTTTGAACAATCAATATTGTTTTATTCAGTAATCACCTATCTAATCGGGTTTATGTTCTATTTTGATAACGAAATGAAAACTACAGATTGGATGGGGCCTTTTTGGATTATACAGTTCTTTATATTAGGAACATTACTAGGTCTGCACAGTAGAAAGAAAGACTGGAGATAACCTAAAATATATTAATCAACATATGAAAAAGATATTATTAATCGCGGGACTTTTAGTCTCAATAACTTCCTATGGTCAAACAATAGGTAAAACTCAGACAGAACAATATAAAGCGTCTTTCGAAACCGCAATAGATATTAGTCAGTTTTTGGATTACGATGGACCACAAATACCAATACAAATCCTAAAGGCAGGAATCTCTGACGAAATGTACGAGATGTATCCTGAACTTAAAGAAAAAAGAGTTGGGTTAGGGGTTGCAAATATTTCAATGGAATATCTTGAGAATCTTAATCGTTTTAAATTTACAGAAGATAAAACAGAAATTAAGAACAGAATGGTAAAACAATTCCAAGCTTCACAAGCTGGAATTTCTGAAAACAAATTAGACGGTAGAGGTAAAATTAATTTGGCTCAGTACTTCGTTACTATTGAATGTTACGACTATTCAGTGTCTGAAGATGAAACGGTTAATTTACAAAATGGGGTTAAAAATTTAATGGTTACCCGTATTGGTTTACAAGTAAGATTTACAAATGCGGAAACAGGAGTTGTATTTGGGGCATCTGGATTAGGTGAGGCAAAAACAACAAGAGAGTTAACTCTTTTATCTGACGCAACGGTAGACCCCGTTAAGTTTAATCAATCAACAATATCGATTGCAACCAAAAAAGCTTTGGATATTGCTTGTTCAAGAATATTGGACAGGATGATTAAAAGGGGAATTTTTATAAAGTAAAAACTCCTATTCAAATAAGATTATAATTGAAAGGTTTAAAAATATTATTAAGTATATTTTTTGTGGTGTTCCTCACCCACAGGTCACAGGGACAGGTGGTCACTCAGACCTACCTGGACCCTTGTGATTTAAGAACCTATGTAGTTACAATACCAATTCAATCAAGTGCGGGAGTTTTGGTAATAATTCGAGGTAATTCAAAAGTATTCACCTATTCACAATTTACAAGTGGTGATGTTACAAATTGGATTAATTCAATTTTTTCTACACCATGTCCATCGGCAGCAATTGTCACACAAACAGTAACACAAACAGTAACACAAACAGTATCTCAGTCGGCAAGTTCTGCTGCGTCTTCAGCGGCATCATCTGCTGCATCGGCAGCTGCGTCCTCATCACCACCATCATCATCATCACCTCCAACCTCATCAACCCAATCGTCCTCGTCATCTCAATCGTCCTCGTCATCTCAATCGTCCTCGTCATCCCAATCGTCCTCGTCATCTGGGGAATCTGGTTCATCGGAGACATCATCGGAGACATCATCGGAGGCATCATCGGGAAATTCAGAAAAAAGTGGGTCAGGAGAAGGAGAAAACGAATCCGAATCAAAAGAAGAAAAAAAAGAAGAAAAGAAAAAATCTGCACCTGCAAATCCTATGTTAGTTGCATCTGATTTAACAGCAGCTCAAGGTCCTGATTTTAAATACGCAGCGATTACGTCATTTGGTATTAGTCAATCTTCATTAGCGGGTAATGAAAGTTGGAGTGCAAATGCAATGATTTGGAGTACATTAAAACAATTTGCTTTAGGTGGTGGATACACCAAAATGGATTTTCAAAAAGGTAAACTCAGTCAAATTCATTCATACTCAGTCACCGCAGCATATTTGGAGGGAAATTATATGGGGTTACTTGGATATACCAATGTAAAACCAAATCCAAAATTTGGAACTTATGGGTATAACGTTGGTTTAATCACTTTATTGTTGAATAACACTGAAGTCGTTGATTATAAAACAGAAGAAATCAAAGATGTTTTTGACATGTCCCTTACAAGTTCATTAGTAGTATTTTGGACTAACTCATTTAACATAAGTTCAAAAACTACTTTATCTCCACAGGTCTTTTTGATGAATTCTCCAATTGCATGGAACTCAAAAACGGGAGAAACAACTGTCAATCGGCAGTTATCATTTTTGGTTGGTTCATCATTCGATTATCGAATCAGTAAAAGATTTGGATTAAGTCTAAACTATCGAGTTACAGGGTCATCTCAATCAAACTCTCCATTACTTAATAATTTCTTGGTAGGTTCAAGATTAATACTTTAAATTATGAAAAAAATATTAGACATCCGACATTTTATAATCTTCGCATTAATTTGTGCGTTGTTCTTTTTAAGAGGACATAATAACACAATAACCAAAGAAGTTATTAAAGAAGTACCTGGTGAGGTTATTCATGATACAATTCCTGTTATTGAGTATTTGGAAGGGGAAAACATATATCTCGATACAATTATATACGTACCAACGTTAGTTCATGTAGATACCTTAGAAATTCTTAAAAATTTTTATTCAAAAAATTTATATGTTGACACCATAAAATTAAATAATAATCAAGGAGTTGTTTATATAGTAGATAGTATTTCAAAAAATAATATCTTTTCAAGAAAATGGAGCGCAACTATTAAACCAAAAATTGTCAGAGAACCAGCACCAGAACCACCTAAAGTTAGAAATCAGGTTTATGTTGGATTAAATGGTGCGTGGAGTGAAAAAGATTGGGTTAATTCGTTGGGAACAAGTGTTTTATTTAAAACCAAAAACGATAAGATATTTCAAGTTGGAGTTGGTGTTGCAAATAGAACGTTTGATGGTTACAGTGGAGGATTTATACCTTATATTAATGGCGGCGTTTATTGGAAAATAAAATTTAAAAAGGATTAGAGGTATTTATAATAAAACCGATTACCGATGGATTTAAGAGAATTAATAAAAGAAGCTTTAGAAGAACATATTGATAAATCTTTGATACTAAAAGAAAGTGTTGAAGTGTCAGAAGAATTACAGTACCATATTGATAATGGAATGACACTAACTAATAATGTGTTTAGAATGTATTCTGAAAAATACTTCAATTTAGTTAACGAAGTTAGAGAACTTTGGAACAAAGGTAAAATTGACCTTAACGAAGAAGATATTCTAATGGCCGAATCTGATTTAGGTAAAAAAGTTAAAATAGGTAGAAATTATGTCTATTTAGATGCACCTTATGTTTATGAAACAGAGACTGAAGAAGATATTTTAGCCGAAGCTGAACATAGAGGTAAAAAGGTTAATATTGGTAAACCATTTAGAACACCAGGTGGTCCTAAAAAGTTTGCGGTATATGTTAAAAGTAAATCAGGTGGGGTTAAAAAAGTTACATTTGGTGACCCTAAATTAAA